CACCTGTGGCGACGGGGAGCCGCCGGTTCCAAAATTTTGATAAAGCCTGCACAAGGAGGCCTCTAAGGTAAATGCCGCCGATGCCTTCATGAAGAAGGTCAAGGTTACCTGCTTACCGGAAAGTGTCTCAACTCCTTCGATCCGCTGCTCAAAGGCTTGGAGCGTCACGCTTCCGATGGACGTGTTTGTAATTCTGTAGAAGAATTTCGGATTTCCGGGGACATCAGCCTGGCCAACAGGGAAACTTTGCCTAGAGTGAGTGATGTTAGCCGGCGCCCCTGCGTAAATGCTGGTCCAGCGATCCGCAGTATAGCCGCCTGCACTTTGCGCAAATGATGTTCCGCGCTGCCAGATATCAAAATCGCCATTGATCAGCTTGTTGCGGAAGCCTGCGAGGATGCTGCCACCGATGTTTGCTCTAGCTTGGCCGCGCTGCGCTTGGGTAAATGACTGGGAAGCGTCGACGCGCACGGCTGCGTTCTGGATAAACTCCGTATTAGCCACAGCTTTCGAGCTGTTGCCGGCCGCCTGCGTCACGGCGGTCGCGTCCGTGGCGAGCGCCGGCGCCAACGCTGCCGCTGCCGTCAGACGCAGATCGCACTTGGAACCTGCGGCGAATGCCCGCGCCGTCGTTCCTTCCTGCCCACGAACCACTGTCAGGGTTGCGCTCGAGCGCGCAGTGACCCGCATGACCTCAATGTTGCCGGAGGCATCTACTACCGTCAGCGGGAACCACTCGCCGGCGGCCAGCGCGGGGAACTTCGAAGCATCCCCGGAGGCGATCGACACAGTGGTGACAACGTTGTTGATCGCGCTGGCGAGGGTCGATGAGGCATTGTTGGCGAGCTTTGCGACCACGTCAGGCCTCCCTGATTTTCAGGATCGCCTGCACCTGCTTGGTGCGGCCGGCAAAGGTGGTGATGGTCACAGTGAGCGTGCCCTGCTCTGCCGCCACCCCGCCGGAAAGCCAGACGCGCGCAACGGTGTCTGCCTGGTCGACCTTGTCGACGACAGCGGTGCTGCCGGCGACGTCGGCCACAGCGTCGACGATGCGATCGTCGGACGGCATCCAGCGCGAAAAGTCGAAGTCGAAATCAAGGACGTCAGCCGGGCCCTTCGTGATGATATCGCAGCTCATCGGGACACCTCGCGATCCTTGGCAACGTGAAACTGACGCTGATCGCGCGCGACACTCGTCGAGCGATCTTCGCGGGTGATCATGACCAGGCGTCGCTCGGTCAGCCGAAACGTTCGGGCGCGCTCGGTTGGCCGCAGGCTGCGGAACGCCGCCTTTGCCAGTCCGAGAATGGTGATGATGGCTTGCGACGCATGAGAGATGCGGCGGGTGAGCGTCGCGGACGTCACGATCTCCACTGCGGTGGAGACGAAGTGAGACACGCGCCGAATCGCCGTCGCGTCGCCATTGATCGCCAGCACAGCGAGGCCAGTGGCAACGACACGCCGGACCAGCGGCAGATCGGTGATCACTGCGATTTGTGTCTGAGCCGTGGGCGCCACTCGGCGGACTGCAGCGCACGCGCCGTTGACGGTAACGGCGCTGGTCGCGCTCATCAGCATCAGCCACCGGCCGCCGTTCACCGGAAGCACGTTCACCGCAGATCCATTGAGGGTCCCGTATCCCAGCATCAGGCCACCGCGATATCGAGGGCGCCGGCGTGGATCACGCCTTCGTCAGAGGGGAAGTAGGTTTTCGCGGCATCGAGCGGATCGCCGTGAATGAAGTTGCCGCCGGTCAGCGCATCCCAGATCCCGAAATGCGTCACGACCACTTGAGCCGCGCCATCGTTCGCTGGGTAAAGCAGCTGCTTTGCGTTCGCGGTCGCCTTGGCCGCTGCCGCTGCGAAGCCGGTCGCGATCGCCGCACCCTGCGCCGCGTCCTGGCGGGCATAGGCTGGCCAGGCAACGTTGGTGACTTCGTTGGCGCCGTTGGCGCCCGGGTCGCCGGTGTGCAGTGAGATGAAGACGCGTGTCGGTGGCGTGACGGTGACGCCGCGCAGGAAGAGATCGAGGATAGCGTTGGCTGCGTAAGTGCTCGTGGTCATTACAGGTAACGTCCTCTGGTTCGGAGCGGCGCCTTTTGCTGGCCCTTGGCGACGCGCGTCGCGATGGTCTCAAGCTGCTGGCTGAACCACTGCTGGTGTGCCAGGCCGAGCTGCGGGTTTTCGGAGTTGGGGTCGATCAGGATGCGGCCGGCAGCGCCCCGGCCGATTTCCTCGGCATAGTTCTCGAGGAGCAGCGCCGGCAGGCTGGTCGCATTGCGGGACGGCTTGAGCGCGAGCCGCACTGACAGCGTGCCGGTTTCGCGCGGTACGACGGCAATCGTGTCCGGCCGGATCTGGGTGACGTAGAGCGCCGTCATCTCGTTCGTGTCGTTCGCCCAGTTCGGGATCTCGGCATCGAGCCATTCGACGCGCACGGGTTCCAGCTGGCGATCTCCAAGCCTCGCCGACTGGATCGCGACGATTGCCGCGTCAGCGATGGTGCAGACGCCCTGCATCTCCGGTGCGGTGATCGAGATGGTGTCGTTCTCCCGCCAGACCTTGCAGCGCTCGCACAGGTCGCGTGCTGCCTGGATGATGAAGCGCTGCGCCGTGAAATCCGTCACGTTGGGCGCATAGCGCAGAACCTCGGGCAGGAAGTCGTCAATGTCGAGCATCTGAACCATCAGCGTTTCCTTCCGGGGCTGGTGGCCGACTCGACCTGCGTCTGCAGACCGATCGCCGTGGCGAATGCCTGGTAGTGGGTGATGGCGCGTTGTGGTGCTGCGGCAGGCTCTTCCTTGGAGAAGGCGCGGTAGAGCACATAGTCGAGCAGGGCCGGCTCGTATTCGTCGCCGATACCGACTTCGATCGCGTAGCTTGCCAAGGTGTCGATGTTGCTGGAGACGCGATCAACCACCCGCTCAGGAAGCGTTGCGACTGCAGCCTCGACGAGGCCCGTGCCGTCATTGCCCGGCACGACATAGAACTCGCGCGGCAGGGTTTCGTCGAACACAAAGTGGCGCACTTCCTTGCGGAAAACGACGTATCGCGGGTCATGCCAGTTGGGCTCGTTACCGTCGAGCTCGGATCGAGAGACGGCGCGGATCGCGCGGCCGGCGGCACCATTCGTCCCGCTCAGGTTCCGCATCAGGTCGAGCAGCTGGCGAATGCGCTGATCGTCGGGCAGCTTCTGCTTCGTGCCGCGATCGAGCGAAAGCTGGATCGTCTCGCTCGAGGCCGAAGGCTTCACAGTGATGATGGAAAGCACGCCATGGTCCAGCCAGCCGGCGAGCTCTCGGATCGGCCAGCGAACAAAATCGACGTCCATCAGGATGACGGACGCGTCGGTGATGATTTTGCTCGCCAGCATGGGGATCAGCCCCGGCGACGGCCGCGGCGCGGAGCCGTGGCAGGCTTGACGACGGCCTCGGTCACGATCGAGGACACGACGCTGTCAGTGGCGGGCTGTTCCTCTGGGGTGGTTTCCGGCTCGTCCTCGCCGTCAGCTTCCGGCCGCGATTCGTCGGCCAGTCCCGGCACGTCAGGCGTTTCCGGTTCGGCAGCCGCTTCCGGCCCCGGCTCCGGCTCGGGCTCGGGCTCGGGCTCGGGCTGCGCCGGTGCGTTCTCTGCCTTCATCGCATCGACCGTGGCAGCCAGGAGCGCTTCACGCTCGTCGTTGGCCATCGCGTTCCAGTCCGCGAGCGTCAGTCCGCTCTCGGTGTGAGCGCGCGCCACGACGTCGCCAAGCTGGACGTAAATGTTAGGGCCGATCTCGACCATGGACGGCAGCACGCTCGATCCGAGCAGTGTCTCGATGTGCGCTTCGATGGGCTTTTCCGGCTCTGCCTTCACCTCGCGGTAGATGTCATCACGGGAGAGGAGGCACTGGATGTGCACCAGGTCGAAGACTTCCGCGACGAAGCGGCCGTGCTTGTCGCGTTCGAAAGTGTATGTCTGGCTGCTGAGTACCGGGGATGCCGCGCCGAGCAGGCATTGAATGAGTGCCATGGAAGTCGTCCTTGCTTGCCTATGAAACAAAATCAGGGGGCACGGAATCGGCCCCCTGACTTCAAAGCGAGAAGCGAGAGGCTCAGTCGGTCGTGTAGAGAACCGTCAGACCGATCGAGCCGGCCACAAACGTGCCGGCCGCCGTCGCGATCTTGATGCCGATAGACCGGTCGTTGGCCGCAGGTGCGGTGCGGAACGCGGTCTTGAGTGTGGGGCGAGCTACGCCGCCAGCCTGCAGCAGCGTCGATGCGGCGAAGAACTCGGCGCCGACCGTGCGGCTCTGGCTTTCGTCGCCCCAGCTGCCCGACATCAGGCCAACGTCGACCGCAATCGCGGTGCCGCTGTCGAGATCGTCGCCGTCGAGGATCATGTCCACGACGCGCGCACCGGCCGGCAGGCAGGCGAGCTCGAGAATGTCGTTGAGTGCCGGTGCGGCAGTGAAGGTGTGATCGAAGCGCTGCGCAACGACATGACCGGCGAAAGCCGGGAAAGGAACGCCTTTGACGCCCTTTGCAAATTTGCTCTGAATGACAGCCATAGGGGGCTCCTGGTCGAAGATGGAGGTTGAGGAAGCGCGGCCCGAAGGCCGCGTTTCATGCCGTCAGGTCGAACGCAGCGGTCAGGCTGCGTTCGGGTCCTTGGCGTAGGTGTCGAGCGAGAGGACGCCGAAGTCGGTGTTGTTGAAGCGGGTTTTCTTGATGCCCGCGATCAGACCGCCTGCAATCACCGGCTCGTTGCCGTGGTCCTGCATTTCTTCCGTCCATTGGAAGCGGAAGCCGCCCGTTGCGCCGAACGCGACGACACCGGCCTGGCGGCCGAGGAACAGTGCGCGTGCTGCGGGGAGGTTGGTGCCGGAGCCATAGTCGGCAAAGCGGATCACGTCCTCATGCTCATGCAGGACGACGTTCTTGATCATGCCGAGGCCACCCTTGAAGATCGGGTTGTTACGGCCTTCCGCCGTCGCAGCCGCCTTCTGGATGTCGAGCCAGCCCTGAGTGTCGGAGGTGCGCAGGTCATGGGCCTGGAACTTCGACATGACGCAGACGTAATGGCTTTCGCCATTGATCATCAGCGGCATCATCTGGGCTTGCTTCGGATCGGTCGCGGCCATCATCGAGGCCTTGACTTCGGCACGCTCGATCAGGGCGCGGCTCATCTTGTCCGAGCTATCGATCGTGGCCTTGCTGGTGGCGTCGCCGCCCCAGAGCAGGTGGTTCGTGTCCGGTGCCTGGATGGGGTTGTTGGCGTGGCCAGCCCAGGTCGTGTCTTCGATGAAGTTCTCATTGATGCCGCGGTGACCGGACAAATAGATGAACATCATCTGGTCGATGAACTTGGACCAGTAGTCGGACAGGCGATCCTTCGCCACCTTGCGGATGTTGTGGACGGTGCGCTTGCGGCTCATCTTGCCGCCAGCCGATACGCCGTGGCGCATCTGGTCGATCGAGATCTGGTCGGAGAAGAAGCGGAGGCTTTCCTCCTTGCCCTGCAGACGCTGATCGCCGTAGGTCGGCTTATGGCGCAGCTGGACGGACAGGTCGAACGTGATGGTGTCGCCGGCGTCGGATTCCAGGTCGGTCAGACGCTGGATGCAGTACTCGTCGCTTTCGCCGATGAACTTGCGGTCCCAGTAGCTCTTCGCCATGGTGGCGATCATGAGCGAGCCGGACCACTTCTTCTGCGCTTTCGGGTCGCCGTAGGCGATCGTAGTGGGGGCCATAGTGCCAATCTCCAATAGCTGGACAATCAGCACTCCTGCGCAGTCACATAGGTAATTACTCGCTTTCCGGGATTGTTGCAAGACAGCCTGCGTGGTAAGTCCATGGTACTGCGCAGGACGTGCGGCCCTTTGATTTTATCAGGAGCCACACGATGACGCTTCTTCCTGATTGGCGTGACATTCTCAAAGGCGCTTGGTCGATTCGCTGGGGCATTGCTGCGGCATTGTTCTCGGGTCTCGAAGTCGCCCTGCCCTTCATCGACATGGTTGCAGACATTCCCCGTGGCATGTTCGCCGCGATTTCCGGCGCCTGCACCGGCGCGGCCGTCCTGTCTCGCCTTCTCGTCCAGAAGAAGATGTCGGGAGGTGGCGATGCCAATCAATAAGATCATCTCGACCGCGCGCGCCAAGGCGGCAATTGCTGCCGTTCTGATGCTGTTCGCCGCCGGCAGCTACGGCCTTTACGATCACAAGACGAACACGGCGACCGTCGAGGGCGTCAGCGTCCCGCCTGCCGTGATCCTCGCGACCGAGAAGCTGATCAAGCCCTGGGAATCGGTGGAACTCGTCGCCTATCTCGACACATTGGCCAGGCCGCCCGTCTGGACAGTCTGCTGGGGCGAAACCCTTGGCGTCACCAAAGGCATGCGCAAGACGCGCGCCGAGTGCGATCGCATGCTGATCGAGCGCGTCATGCGCGACTTTTACGGTGAAATCTCCAAGGTGCCTAACTTCAAACAGGCCCCGGTGTCTGTGCAGGCCTCCATGATCTCGGGGGCTTACAACTTCGGTGTAGGGTCCACCAATCCTCGCAAGGGGTGGCTAGGCTCAACTGCTCGGAGAATGATCGAGCAGCGGAAATGGCGCGAGGCCTGTGAAGCGCAGACAGCGTGGAACAAGGCTGGCGGCCGGGTCCTGCGCGGACTCGTCAATCGGCGCGAGATGGGCGATGCCCAGCGGCTTGGCGAGGCCGAGCTTTGCGTCTCGGGGATTCCGTAATGGGGATCATCTCGAAAATCCTCATCGTCGCGGCACTCATCACCGGCTTCACGGCCGCTGCCGCGATCGGGGTTCTCTACAATACCTACATCGACAACCCGATTGTCCGCCGAATGGCCCGCGTCGACGGCGCCAACGAAGAGCGCCTGAAATGGGAAGAGCTGCGCCGCCGCGCGGAGATCCAGCAAGCGCAGCGCATCGCCAAGATGCAGGAGCAGATCGATGCCGCAGACCAGGCGCTGCAGGCATCCAAGGTCAACGATCGCCTGCGCGCCCAGGCGTTCGAGGCCGCAATCAAGGAGCAGAACGATGAAAACCAGAGCCGCGGCGTGGATCTTGGCGCCTGCGATCTGCCTGACCGCGTGTGGGACGCGCTCAACAGATGAGGTCATGGCAGCGCCTCGCACTCCGGTGGTTTCAGCGGCCCTACTGGCCGAACCGGAGGGCAAGACGGAAATCCCGCGGGGCGCGTCTTTGACAACGCAATGGGAACATCTTGGCGAGAACCGGCGTAGGCTTGATGCCTGTGTCATGACCGCCCAGCAACAGGCAATGGTGATCAGGGCGCTGACGGCGCCGACGATGACGGACGATCAGAAGGCGAACTGAGGCATGGCAGAAGACAGCTACAAGATGGGTGAGATGGCCGCTCAAATCGCCATTCTTTCCGAGACGGTCAAGGAACTGTCGAAGAAGTCGGACGAACGCGGCTCTCGCACCTATCAGGAGCTTGAGCAGATCCGCATGAGCAACGCGGACATCAAGCGCGACATTCGAGACCTGTCGGACACCATGTTCGAAAAAACAAACGCCATAGAGGAGCGGCTTTCCAAAGCCGAGCCAAAGCTCGCGCAGATCGATGTCTGGCGTGAGCGCGGAGTAGGTGCGGCGTTGACGTTCAGCCTGCTCGGGTCCGTCGCTACTGGCGGGATCATGCTGGCCTGGAAGTGGATCAGCACAAAGCTCGGCATCACATGAAGAAGCTGGTCGCCCTTTTGCTGTTTGTGCCAGTTGCAGCGATGGCGGCCCTGCCAGAAGACGCTGACGAGCCGCCGGAAAAGAAGGTGATCGTTGCGCAACCCGTGCCCTGCCTTCGCGACGATCGCGACAAGCGCTATACGGTCAGGTGGGTTATCAAGAACCTGAAAACCGGTGAGATCCGGGATGTTGGCAGTCAGGAAGTGCGTCAGCGCTGTTGATTTAAACGAAACTCGCGCTTGACAATTATTCCCAATCGGTTCCATATCGTTCGTGCGGACAGCACACGGCCATTGATGGCCACTCCCCTTCACATTCGAAGCATGCCTTCGGCATTTGGAGCATTTCCATGTCCGCAGAAACCGTCAGCTATGCCGGCGACACACTCCTGAAACTCACCGACGTTTGCGCCCGCACCAGCATGGGCAAGACCAGCATCTATCGGAAGATCGACCAGGGCTCATTCCCGGCGCCGGTGCAGGTTGGCCCGAAGATGGTGCGCTGGAAGAAATCCGAGATCGACGCGTGGATCGACGGCCTCACCAAGGCGGCGGCGTGACCATGGGCAAGATCCGAAGAGCAATTGCGGATTTCATCCGCTCGAGGCGCGTCGACGACAAGAGGCACCCTCGGTTTCAGGCTGGGTATTTGGCCGGGCTAAACGACGCAAGGTTGGAGCGAGAGTGCAGCCACGTGTTCGTCGCCAGACACGAGAACGAAGGTGGATGGCCGCCGCGTGGCGGCAAGGCTGTCTGCATCCATTGCGGCGAGTCGCCGAAAGCAATCACCATCAGAGGATAAAGTTGATGAGCGAAGCATCAATCGTCGCAGGAGTGATTATTGGGCTGGGTACTGTCGTCTTCGGCGGCATCAGTGGGTGCATGTACGTGTACCCCAAGTACAACGTCTATTCGCAGAGAATGGCCGGTGAGGCCGACTATTCGCGAGCCGAGAGCAATCGGCAAATCAAGGTGCGCGAAGCGCAGGCGTTGCTGGATAGCTCCGCCTTGACGGCCGCTGCCGAGGTCGAGCGCGCCAGAGGCGTCGCCGAGGCGAACAAGATCATCGCCGATAGCCTTGGAGGGCCGGAGGGCTATCTGCGTTGGCGCTACATCGAAATGTTAGAGCAGACCGGCACCCAGGGCGGCCGAGATGTCATTTACGTTCCGACCGAGGCGAACCTGCCAATCCTCGAAGCAGGAAAGGCGCCTGCCCGATGAGCAAAAAGGTCAACCGTTTCCTGAAAGACAAGGCCATGGATCGCATCGACCATGCGCTCGGCAGGCCTGTCGATCCGATGGCCGAGAGCTATCGAAACCACTTTGCAACCGATGCCGGCGGCCAACTGGCTAAGGAATTCGATGCCTCGCCATATTGGGCCCTTCACGAACGTGTCGCGCCTGGCGGCATGGCGTTCTATCACGTCACCGACGAGGGCCGGGCTGCACTCAGGCGGCACCTGAGAGAGATCGGCGACAAGCACCGGCTCTACGAGGTGACGTATCAGGGGCAGACGGAAACCGTGGTGGCCGTCTCTGCAGCAAAGGCGAAGTACCGGCTTTGGCTGTCGGTCTCGGATTGCTTCCAAGATCTCACGTTCGGAAGGTTCTGCCGGGCGGCGACTGTGAGGGCTGCGGCATGAACATGCGGACCCTTTTCGACGAATTCCATCCGCTGCCGATTCCTGCGCCGCAGCGCCCCCTTATCATCGACAGCTTCGCCGGCGGCGGCGGGGCTTCGACCGGGATCGAAATGGCGCTGGGCCGCTCGCCTGACATCGCCATAAATCACAATCCGGCGGCGTTGGCGCTGCATGCGGCGAACCATCCGGAGACGCTGCACCTTTCGGAAAACGTCTACAAGGTCGATCCGCTCGACCATATGCGCGGACGGCATATCGGGCTGATGCACTTTTCGCCTGACTGCAAGCACTTCTCCAAGGCCAAGGGCGGCAAGCCGGTCGAGCGCAACATCCGCGATCTCGCATGGATCATCCCCGGCTGGATCGAGCGCATCCAGAAGAGTGGCGGCAAGGTCGACGTCGTCACAATGGAGAACGTCGAGGAGTGGAAGGACTGGGGGCCGCTTGTCGAGACGGAGCGCGGCCTGATGCCCTGCCCTGATCGGCGAGGCCAGACCTTCGAAGCCTGGTGCAAGGCGATCCGCAAGCTGGGTGGCAAGATCGAATGGCGCGAGCTGCGCGCCTGCGACTATGGCGCGCCGACGATTCGCAAGCGGCTGTTTGTGGTGATCCGCTTCGACGGCAAGCCGATCGTATGGCCAGTGCCAACGCATGGGCATCCGGACAGCGACGACGTGCGTGAAGGCCGCAAGCTTGGCTGGCCTGGTGCCTACACGATCATTGACTGGTCGCTGCCCTGTCCGTCCATCTTCGACACCAAGGCTGAAATCTGGGAGAAGCACCGACTTCGCGCTGTGAGGCCGCTCGCGGTGAACAGCATGGCGCGCGTTGCTCGAGGAATGCAGCGTTATGTGCTCGCGGCCGAGCAACTGTTTTTGGTCAGCCTCAAGGGCAGCGGCCGTCGTGACAGCAGTCTGCAGGCCCCACACCCAACTGTCTGCGCGGGGGGTGGGCACTCAGCCCTCATTTCACCTGTAATCACGTATGCTCAACAGGGTGGTGCCGTGCGATCGGTAGAGGATCCGCTGCACACGATCACAGCGAGCGATAAGGACCAGAATGCCATCCTTGTCCCGCATTTGAGCGCCTTCTATGGGCCAGGTGACGGAGGCAATGACCGTTCTGCTGATGTTTCGGAGCCGCTGCGCACCATAACCACTGAAAACCGCCATGCCGTCATCGTGCCGACGCTGGTCCAAACGGGTTATGGCGAGCGTGAAGGGCAAGCGCCTCGATCGCTCGATATTAGCAAACCGCTTGGCACCATTGTCGCCGGTGGCGTGAAACACGCGCTAGGGGCGGTGTTCGTCGCCCAGCAGAACAACGACAGCCGGCGCATCGGCGGGGTCAACCCGGGTCGTGGTGCAGATGAGCCCCTTTCGACCGTTACGGCGACGGGCGCGCAGCAGGCGCCTGTGACTGCCTTCATAGCTCGGCAGTTCGGCAATAGCACTGGGCATGCAATCGACGAACCGCTCGGGACCGTCACGGCTGACGTTAACAAGTCCCAACTCGTTGCCCCCTACCTCTCCGCCTACTACGGCGTCGACCAAGACACCCCTATGAACGAACCGTTGCACACGGTAACAACCAAACCTCGGTTCGGACACGTCGAGGCCCTGCTCGCCATTCCGCCATTCCGGCCCGAGCAGGAAGCCAGGGCGCGCGAGGTGGCGGATTTCATGCGAGCGCACGGGTTCTGGGATGAGCGCGAATTCGTGACAATCAACATTGGCGGATTGGTCATAGTCATCGTCGACATTGGCATGCGCATGCTGACGCCGCGCGAGCTTTTCAACGCTCAGGGCTTCCCTCCGGATTACGTAATCGACGGTGTCTGGGAGGGTGAGGGAGACGATCGCCACTTCCTCGCGTTCCCGAAGGACGTGCAAGTCAGTTGTTGCGGCAACAGCGTCAGCCCCTATCCGTACGCCGCGATCGTCGCGGCGAATTGCAATGATCTCGTCGAGATACGGGAGGCCGCAGAATGAAGGCGCGCTTTGCTGTTGTGGCACTTGTGGTCGCCTCGCTTTCCTCATGCGGAGACGATGAGCGACCGGTGCCGGAGTTCAAGCCTGGCCAGATGGTCCGGATGAAGGCGTTCGGCAATGAAGGCATGGTCGTAGACGTTTGGTGCAACCGAGTAAGGCACGGAGGTGCCTGCAATTACAGCGTCCGCTTCGACTCGCTGCAGATCACCACCAACACGCGCCTGCTGGGCCGGGATGGCCCGATCAGCTTTGCTCCTGTCGCCATCGTGCGAGGAATTCAGCAGTTTGAATTGGAAGCTGCGGAATGACCGCGATCATCGACAAGATCAAGGACGCGGTCGGCAAGGCCAACGTGGAAACGCGCTTCACCGCTGCCGACCATATCGTTTGTTTCGACCAGGCAAAGCAGAGGTTCGAGCTTTGGTATCTGTCGAGCGACGGCAGAGTGATGGCCATTGCCTACGACGATCGTCGCTTGCAGGCATACGCGCTGCGGCAGGCAAAAGCCGCCGGAATGGTCACAGACACAATCGACGTGGAGCACGCATGACGATGCGCGCAAAAGGCTGGACTTTCGTTGCTGTCGTCGAGGTGAAGGTCCGGAGTACGGGGCAGATTGTTGGTGGGATCGAGTTGCGCCGGCGGATTGAAAGCGCCTCACTCCGTACTAGCCTTTAGAACGCGGACCTCCCACCTGTCGACGAAAGCACTCGCGCGAGCGCTCACATCAACCAGATACTCTTCCGCCTGTTTCGACACAGAGGATGCGTTGTATGCTAAACTGACGCCGGCGGTCTCGAACAATGCAAAGACATCAGACTGGCCATCCTCAATGCGCGCTCGGAAGGTTCTGAAATCATCATCCGCACGAGTGAGATTATCCAGTAGAATTTCCAGCGAATACAGCCCTCCCCCAAATCGTTCGAATTCCTTCATGTCCGGATGGGATAGCTTCTCATGGATCGCTTTGAGGATGCGGAACAAGCTTTCGACCCTATTGTCCATAAGCCAGTCCGAGTGATCGATCGACCAAGCGCCGGTTTGGTGGATGAGCGGGGTTAACAGGCTTGCGATACGAACTCGCGACATCGCGCTTTTGGCAATGGTGATCTGTGTGCCGATCTGAAGTTCAACGTTTTCACGCTGAATCTCCATCTGAAGCCTGCGTTGCCTTGCCATTTCCGCCAATGTCAAAGCTGCTGCGGCAATAGCGATATAGCCGCCGAGTGCGGAAACCCATTCTCGGAAGCACGAGTTTTCGCCGGCGCAGAAGAATTCGTAATCGAGCGCAGGACTGATCCAAGTGAAGAGAACAGAGCCCGGCAACGCGACCAGAGCAACGAGCAGCAGCAGCCGCTGAAAATGCATGACATACCCCCGCCCTAAGCCATCAACCTTTGAGGATCTTCCTCGGCCCGGTCAACAGATCCGCTGCCGCCGGCGCGTCCTTCATGAGCAAATCCGCCCATAGCTGAGCAAGCTCGATGCGCCGATCGAGATGCAGCGCTCGGTTATAGGCGCCCTCAACCTTGTCCTTCACAATGTGCGCCAGCATGAGATCGATGATGTGCTTGTCGGCCGGGTATGCCTCATTCATCACCGAACTAAACGTGGCGCGCCAGCCATGGGGCACGTGCCGTCCGTGATAGCCGGAGCGGTTGAGCAGATAGCCGATCGCGTTCTCAGACATCTGCTTGTGCGCATGACGGGCATTCGGAAACGCCAGCCGTCCCCTGCCCGTCAGCGACCGGAGGATCTCGATCGCGTCAACCGCCTCCCGAGAGAGGGGAACGATGTGGTCGCGGTTTTCATCTTCCTTGTGCTGCAGCTTGAGCTTCATACGCTGGGCCGGGATCTGCCAAAGCCCTTCCTTCGTCGCCCTGTCGTCCCACTCGCTCCAAGGTGTCGACACCAATGTGCCAGGTCGAACGGCTGTCAGAGCAAGAATGCGCAGCGCCAGCTTCGTGAGGGGGTGTGCCGGCGTTGTCTCCGTGGCGCGCAGAATGCCGCGGGCACCCTCGATATCAATGATGGCCGGCTGCCTCCCCTTCTTGAGCGGAGCCATGGCCTTCTGCACGACCGCCGCCGGATCTGTTGCTGCGCGGCCGGAGGCAATGGCATAGACAAACACGCTCGACATCCGCTGCCGGATACGGCGCGCCGTCTCGATCGCGCCGCGCTGCTCGATCAGGCGAAGGACCGGCAGCACGTCGGTCGGGGTGAGGTCGCGCACCAGGAACGAGCCGAGATAAGGAAAGATCTCCTCCTCGAGACTGCTGATCACGTCGTTTGCGTGGCGCTCGACCCAGTGGGGTTTCTGCAGTTCGAACCACTCCCGGGCGACAGCCTCGAACGATTCCGCCTTGGCCTTTACCGGGGTGAGCTTTTCGAGCTTCTTGACCGCTGCCGGATCGCGGCCGGCCTTGAGGTCTGCCTTGGCCTTGTCACGCGCCGCCCTGGCATCGCTCAGCGACAGATCAGGATATGAGCCGATCGACAGGAGCTTTTCTTTCTCCCGGAATCGGTATCTCATACGCCAGAGCTTCGATCCGGATGGCGCGATGTAGAGGTGAAGGCCGCCCGAGTCGGTAAGCTTGTAGGGCTTTTCTTCCTTCTTGGCCTTACGGATCTGGACGTCGGTGAGCAT